GCGCTGGTTAGGCGTGTGCGTGTGCAGATTTGTTTATTTTTAATATTTATTAAGTGTCTGTTAACAAATACTAAAATTAGAGCGTGGATGTAAAAGGAAACGCTCATTCCTATGGCTTTTATTTAATTCTTATTGACGAGTTGCAATGTGATTAATCACATCAACTCGTTTTAAGTCAGAGAATGGCATGTTAACCGCATCCTTTAGATAATCAAAAAGGACACGTGCATCCTCTGCATTCATACCTGGATAGTGTTCCTCCATAGCCATGCATCCATGCAACAACTGCGTCTGATTTTGCACGCTGCGTACGCGCTCTTTAAGGCCGTCCTGTGCTTGTAGAAAATGCTCTTCATCTCGGTAATTTTTCCCAATGAACTTGGCGGCATACCGTAATACATCTGGAAAGATACCCATGCTGGTAATCATGTATCCTGCAAATTCTCCAGAATCAGTCGTGACCGCTTTCGTTATATGTCCTGTCATGTCAAGTATACGCTTTCCTTTAACACTAAAATCTGTTTTGCCTGCGTAAATGCAACTATCATCACCTTTGAACAAAGCGAAACCAAAGTCGTCGATGTCTAAAATCGTCCACATAAAGGCGAGATTACAAATGGTGTTTTCTAAAATAGTGAAAGGGTTACCGGAAAACTGTTTACCTTTTCCGTGGAGCGTTGCTCTGACTCCCTTCCCAGCGTGAGTCATCTTCCATTTCTTTCTGTAGTTGTAAAACCAGTCGACATACGTTTTATCGCATCCGCAAGCGTACAGCAGCTCACGCATTAAATCACAGAATGCTTCGAGAAATCTGGAATCCCATTCACTAATGTCGCAATTGAAAAATTTCCTAAATTTCTTGAGATGGATCTTCATTAACCGCGAAACTTCAGAGTTGATATCTTTCTCATCATCATGCGTGGCTATATAAACATCACGACCGTTTAGCTCAGCACGAATTTCCTGCAGTATGAATCTAGCGTAACATGAAAATAAGATGTTGACTTTCTTACTGAATGCTGCAACTCCCTGGCCTGCTTTGTCAAGCTTGAATTTAGGATCAAACTTATCCTGGTTCTTATTGAAAAATTTCAAAAACTCACTAAACGGTTCAAACGTACCAGTGTAATCTGCTTGAGTGGCGGATCCTTTATTCACTTTTTGTTGCAACGATTTCATGTACTGCTCGTAGTGCCATTGCAGGTTGTGTTTATACTCCTGTGAATGCGCGTTGGCTCTCAAACGCGCTAATAGGGTGCTGAGTTTCCCACCTTTCCCGTATATTGCTTTTGCGAGGCCATCCATCAGGTCTGATTTCAATAATTTGGTGTTACGTGGTGTGATCTTCTTATTTTTCTTTGCATAACGGCTGATTATCGTACGGAGCGTCTCGAGTTTTCCGTCTGAGGTTTGATGCTTTACCAAGATATGCTTGTCATCGATCTTATAGACGATCTTCTTCTTCGGCACATCCGCTGCATAGTCGGCGGAAAATTTAAGTGTGCCCTCTTGAACTTCAGGCATGTCTGCTGGTATGATAGTATCAAACTCCAGGAGCGG